TGAGTTACCTGCCACAGATGTGACATTACTTGCAATACCTGCAACAGTAGTTACGTTAGCTTTGATTCCCTCTACTGCATTCAAATCAGATATAAAATCTGTTGAAGCTAATAAATCTAAATCAGCAATTATTGGAGTAGTTGCAAGTGCATTCAGATCAGCTATAAAATCTGATGTTACAGCCGACATATCTGTAACAAAATCACTAGTTACTAAATTGATTTTTGATACAAATGTACTATCTATAAGTGCCATATCAGCGGCAAAATCAGATGTAATTAATGATGCTTTACCTGCTACAGTAGTAACATTACTAGCTATACCTGCTACTGTACTCACATTACTTGAGATTCCTGCTACTGTTGTTACATTACTACTTATACCTGCTACTGTATTAAGATTAGTTTGATTACCTGCTACTGTATTAATATTTGCAGTAATAGCAGATAAAGAATTTACATTAGCTATTGTTGGACCTGCTTCAACATTACCAGTAGTAGCATTAAATCCTAGTACTGTTCCTTTTCTTGCATCTTTTAGAGGCAATGTCATAGTAGCCGCATCATCAAACTCTTGTAATCTGATGGTTCTATCAACATTATCATTAAAATCAGACTGAATAGCAGTTAAAGTATCAAGTTCAGTATTAAGTTTAGCTATCTCAAAAGCACCTGAACTTGGAAAATCTGTTGTTCTTGATAGAGGTATATCACGAGTGATGACAACAGTACTGCCACCAGTAGCACCAGTGACAGAAGTTGTTACAGTTCCAGTAGAACCATTGCCACCACTCACAGTATATAATGAAGTACTGCTTGTACTTGCATCAAAGGTACGTTCAGTACCATCAACAAATACGTTTAAATCTGTTGAAGCAGTAAAAAACACAAATGGAACAGTAAATGAGGTTTGAGTTGCGCCCTGACTTACTGTGTAACTCACTCGTGGTGTATTTGCACTCAAAGCTATAGTCATATCTTACCTTTACTAGTTTTTGTTATAAATGTCTATCTATTTCTACCTGAGCCTAATGCTCTCAAATCATCATCTAATCCTATTATACCTAATAATGGAAAATTATAAGATATAGTTTTTAGTCCTTCTTCTGTATTATCATTTATAAGTTCATTAGCACCTATTACCCATTCTCTATACATATTTGGTGTAGCACCTAACAAACCAAAAGCAGAATCCCAACCAGTGGCATTATACCTTCCTTTCAACCAACTATCATCAGGATTGTATAAACCAAATGCACCTGCGGCTTCAATGCCTCTATATGCTATCTCTGAATACAAACCTAAAATACCTGATCTATCAGTTATCTGCATCATGAGTTCAGGATAATCTTTATTTTCAAACCACCAATCAGGTTTTCTCATAGCTAAAATTATATAAGCCATACCTAAAAGTGCTATTGCACCTTGTAATCTAAACTTCTTTTGTGGATCAAACATAGGTCTTAGTATTCTTTGATTTGCCGCTAAAGAAAAGTTATAAAATTGAAATGGAAAAGCCATAACTCCTGACTCTATACGAGCAATAGGATATCTATAAGAGCCATCAGCTTGTTTGCCAACAGATGCTCTTGGGTCTGGCTCTATTCCCATTTTTCTCATATAAGGTTTCCATTTTTTATAAACAAAACCATCAGCAATATTAGGTCTATCAAAAGCAGTGGCATGAATTATTGTATTTCTTGCACCATTTGCAAGATAGGTTTGCATTATGGCTTTTAGATTTCTATCTGCTTTTGTTTTATCTGACCAACCTTGTATATTTAATAATGGCATATCAGTATCAGTAAACTGCCAACCACCATTATCAGCTAACCTTTTAGCTGTTGCTCTATCTATTCCATATCTATTTAAATCTTCAATATCAAATTCATCTAAAGAATCATAATTTTTTATTTGTTTATAAAACTTTGGTATTCTTATTGCTGAATCTACAAATTTACCTACAGCAGTAATCAATGACAAACCATTAAACTTATAAAACAAATCTTCAAAAGCATCAGCAGTTTTTTCTATTTTACCAACTTTAACTGGTCTTACTAAGTCACCTAATATTCTATCAACTGCGGCTCTTTGTGATAACTCAAGACCTTCACTAGAATGCTGTAGATCTTTAGCATTAGCTTTGATCTTATCAAAATTACCATCAACTGCTCGAAACACACTTCTTAAAACATTACCTAATCCATGCTCCAAGATTGGCATAGCAATAGTTTCAGTAGCCGCAGTCAATCCTGCACCAGTAAGATATGTCATACCTGATAGCTTTCTTGATATTCTAGCAAACTTAGTATCAAATCTAGAAGGATCTCTACTTATCTGTCCTGCAACTTTTTCATATCCTGCTAATAAATCAGATTTTATTTCTGCAATAGCTTTTTGTGTGTATTTTTTTGATGATTGCATTTCTGCTTCAACCATATCTAATAAATAATCTATAGAATCATCACCAAATTTTCTTGCATACTCTATTCTAAATCCCATCATCTTTGCATATTGCGACATAATAGCAGGATCTTTTATAATAAAATCAATAACTTTCCATTCAGGAATATTTGTTGCTCTCATCATTATATGTTTAGCTTTGCCAACACCCATAGGTGTACTGTAACCATAAGGATCATCACCTTTTTCAAGAATTGTATCAACAAACTCTCTACCTACTCTTTGTGCTTGTGACAAAGTTGTTACTGGTATTCTTTCAGGAGTATCACCTGCTACAAATTTTGTTACAAATCCTTCTTCTAAAAAATGATTTGCAAAAATATCTGCAAGTTCATTTTGTTTATCAGGATTATCTAAAAGCATTTGTTTATCATAGTAGATTGCCCATTTATAGTTGGCTCTTGTTGGAGCATAATCTACTTCATAAAATTTTTGTTGTTTAAGTAGATTTGCTCTACTTAATCTAAATATTTCTTTTGCTGCTTTATCTTTTTCAGATAAGATTTTTTTATCTAATTCTTTTATTCTTGCATCTAATTTGACAAGTGCTTTTTTTGTGCCTTCTTTAGAATGAAATACACCCTGATCTTGTGCTAAAATATCAAACTCTCTATAGAACTGTGCAATACGTTCCATACCTTTACGTTTATATTCTGGAATACTTGCAAAATATGCTTTATTCCAAGCAGGATTACCATTAAGTATTTGTAATCTAATTATTTCTTCTTTAAATTCTGCTTTAGATGGCATAGCCTTTAAATAATCTTGTGTAGCATCATTAAAGTATCTAGTTTCTAATTTATTACCTAATCTTTTTTGTATAAATTGTGTAGGTGTAACATAGTCTATACCTGCAACTTTCCCAGTTCCTTTTGTTTTATACATTTCTTCCATGTAAAGATTATCAAGATATGCTTCTACATGAAGTCCTTTGCCTTTGTATCTTTGTTGCATCATATCAATAGATTGCATAGGCTTACCTTGCATAGATACACTACCATTATATTCTATTTGCATATCTAAATCTTTAACAGTTTCAGGTGCTTCAACACCATCATACTTACCAAAATGTATTCGTCTTGATGGTAAAAATTTATTTATAAAATTATATCTATCTATAGGGAGTTCTCGTAAGCTACTTCTTAATGGCTGTTTAAAATTAGGATCTGTACTACCTTTATTTATTGCATCTTCTTGAGCAAATACTTCATCAGTTTTTGGACTTGGATCTTTTAAATTTTTATGTTTAGAAACAATATTACTAAATTTATTAGCTATACCTCTACTACCACCACCAAGTAATCCTGCAAAAACTGTATTACCTGCAATATTAGTAACTGATTCTTGATATGTATTAAAAGGATCAAAAGGCGCACGAAGAGCTTCACTACCCATACCAAAAAGAAAACCCATCTTTCCTGCTTCTTTTGTGACACCCAAAGCAGACTTAGCCGCCCATGCGGCACGAATACCAGTATTAAATACTGGGTGAAAGAATGCTATATTTAAAGGATCTACAACACCTGCTACTAATGTTGCACCTATACCTGATCTTTCAAAGATCTTTCTATTCTCTTGCATAGATAAAAGATCATCTTTTATGTAATTATAATGTTCTAAGTTCTTTGCCCTTGAGAGTTCATCAGCAAACAAATAGTCATTATTATCTTGTATTGTTTGTTTCCAATCAAAGTTTTCATCATATGGATCAGATGCAAATGCAAAATATTCTTGTGTAGCATTTGTAATAGGTAGCCATTGATATTTAAGATTAGCAAAAAATCCTTCTGTAAAAGATGGATCAGTCCTACCCTCACTATCAGGATATATCAAATGTAAAGGTGTATAATCCTGATCTCCTTTAGGAGTGTAGTCTACAAACTTTACATCAAATGGATTATATACCATTAATCCTCCATCATAAAGTCAACATCTCTTACATGAAAACCTAATAGGGAAACTCTATCTCTTACTCTTGAACCAGTTTGCATATGTACTTTAGTTTTTGTATTACCAAATTGTGCAACATTATATGCTTGATGAAAACCTGCTTGTCTGAAATGATAGTTTCTAATATCTATGTCATCTGAATTTATGGCATTAGTTATAGATTCATAATACAACGGAAACTTATTTTTTACATTTTCATGTCCTAATTGATAGGAAAAATCTATTAATGATTTTTGTCTTTCGCTACTTAGAGTACCAAAATTATCAAATTCTTTAACATATTGATCGTATATATCTTTTATTTTTGCAGTATATATTTTATCTGCCGCTTGTTGTAATAATCCTCTAATATTTTTAGAAGATAAATTTCTTTTAAATTCTCTTTCTTTTACTAGTAACTCTTGAAAAGAATACTCGTTAGATTTTAAATCTGCCTGTAATGTTTTTAATTCTGTAGCTAAATCTTGTGGCATAAAACTAAAATCTCTTTCAGTAAAATCTCTTATATTAAATCCTCTGCCAATAGATAATGTATTTACATCTCTATATGGCATAACTCTAAAACCTTCTTTTTCAGAACTATAATTAATAATATCTATTAAAGAATTTTGTACTTCTACAGCAACATCAGGTGTAAAAAAGTTTTTTACATCTTGTATTACATCTTTAATGCTATCCTTTGTAAATTTATATTCTGATAATAACTGCCATGATGGATTATCATAACCTTTATTTCCAATTTTACGTTCTAAATAATTTTCACCTAAACCATCTACATACTCTCTAAAATCTTTGAGTCCTGATTGTATACGTTGTGCATCAGCACCAGTGCCATACTTTGTCATAGCTTCAAATTGTTTTTGATCTTCTGATCTAAATGTCACATCAGCAGTACGTTCTTCAGGCATCATAACTGGTGCATCTAAATTCTTAATAGATTTAAATGTAGTTTTATAATTAAGACCATTATTTTTAACATCAATAAAATCTTCTATATTTATAGCTTCTAGATCAGGATTATATAAACCTAAATCAGATGGTGGTAATGTAGCTCCTTTACTTGCTAATCTTTTTTTGTATGCTTTATCTAACATAATTTTTTCTAATTCTTTTACATTAACAGCATTTTGTTTATCAAACTCTCTAGTTGTAAAAGTTATTGGTGTAGCTTCATTATTTAATATCTGCACACCTGCTTCTGTTACTAAAGTATATCTTTGGTCACCAAACTGTGAGTTTCTTACATCAGGTAAAAGAAAAACATCTTCCCCTAAACCCTCATATCCTGAAGTAGTTTCCTGAATATATTGATTTACATGATCTATAAAT